TTCCGTACGAGACGCCGACAGGAATCATCGGCGGCACGACGCCGCCAGCGATCCTTTGCATTCCAGGCATCGTCACCGCGCCGTTGATCGCCGTGCTGAGATCTGCCGCCTTGAAGTCGCCGACGAAGTCCGCGAACTGCTTGCCGAACGAAACGAGGTTCGCGATTGCGTTGAGCGCGATCTCTCCGAGCTTGGCGAGTCGCTGTCCCGTCGACTCACCCTCCTTTTCCCACTTCTCCAAAATGCCCGGCGTGTTTTCTTCGCCCTTTCCGGTGAACATGCCGACGACCTCGTCAATCGTTCCCTTGAGTCGCTTCATCGCAGACGAGCCTGCGAGCGCGTCGACTCCCTTCTCGAAGCCCGCCACGAGTCCGCCCCAGAACGACTTGACGCGCTCGACGAACCGCTCGAAGCCCTCGAGGAACTTCACCACGCCTTCGTTCTCCGCCTTGCCGAGCTGTCGCTTGAGCTTGCGCGGGAAGTCGTCGCCGGTGAGGATCGCCATCATCCCCTGCCACCCGAGCTTGACCTTCTTCACCATGTCGCCCCACGACATCGAGATCCCGCCTGTGTTCTTCTGGAACGCGCGGTACGCGGAGTACGCGGCGACGCCGAGGCCAGCGAACAACAGCGTGAGCGGGCCAGCGAGCAACAGCAGCTTCGCGACGGTGGCGAGAATGTTCGTGAACGAAATTCCGAGAAGTCCAAGCGCGCCCTGCACCGCGACGATGCCGCCGACTACGGTGACAAATCCGCCGAGCGCTCCTACGATGCCGACGATCGCCTTGCGCGCCCCTGGCGGCAGCGAGTCGAGCAGCTTCGAGATCCCGGTTGTGATCCAGTTGAGCACCTTCAAGATCGGGATAACCATCGACTCGACCGTGTCTCCGATCGTCGTCATGATGTTTTTCCGGTTCTGCTTGAGCCGATTGCTCTGGTGCTCGAAGGTGTTTTCCATCTTGGCGACCGCGGCCTCTGTTGCTCCAGTCCGCTTCGCCATCTCCGCGAGCACCTCGTTGTACTTCTCCGACTCGTTCGAGGTCAGCGCTGTCATGACCTTGAACGCCTCGATCGATCCGAACAGCTTGGCGATGCTGTCCTCGTTGAAGCCTGCGCTCTTTGTGATCGAGTCGAGGAACCCGGTCAGACCCTTTGCGCGCAGCGCTGCGGCGTTGAACTCGATCCCAAGACGCTGCGCTTCCTTCCTCGCGTCGCCGCTCGGCTTGTTGACGTTGGCGAGCGCCGCCGCGAGTCCGCTGACGGTCTGCCGCGTGTCGATGCCCTTGGTCGTGACGGCAGCGATCGAAGCGAGCACCTCGTCGAAAGCGATCCCCATCGCCTCCGCGCCCGGTGCGACTCGGCCGATCTGTGACGCGAGCTCGCCGACTGTCGTCTTGCCTGCCTTGACCGCGACGAAGAACGCATCGCTTACGTCGAGTGAGTCGAGGTTTTGTTTCGAGTACGTGTTCATGACGTTGGTCAGTCCGTCGACCGCCGTCCCGACCTCGGTCACTCCTCCGAGGGCGAGCTTGTTCGCCGCCTCGAGCATCTTCGCCGCCTGCTCCGCTTCTCCGAATCCTGCGCTGATCGTTTGGTAGAGCGCCTTCGCGTTCTCGGTGGCGTCTTTGCCGTACTCTGCGGCGAGTCCCTTGACGAGTCCCTTCATCTCCTTGACAGGGAAGGTCGCCTCGTCGGTGAGCGTGGTCACCTCGGCCAGTGCCTTGTTGAGCTTGGACGACTCGGCGAGCGCGTCCTTCATTGGCTTGAGCAGTCCGAGTCCTGCGCCTACCGTCGCCATGCCGCGCCCGACGCGCTGCATCGATACCTGCTGCCGCTTGGCGTCCGTCTCGGCCTTGTTTGCCATGCCGGAAAAGTTCTTGCCGACACGGTCGAAGACCTTGCTCGCGAAGTCCTTCGCGTAAATCTTGAAGCCAGCGCCAAACTCGTTCATCGCCATAGCGACGTCACCTCTTCTTGCCGAAGGCTGCTTTCCACTCGGCGCGTCGCTGGTCGATCGTCCAGTCGATCAGCTCCGACACCTCATCCATCGGCAGCTCTAGCGTCTCCATGTAGCCGATGCGAGGTCCAGAGCCGAACAGCGGTTGCCACGAAAGAAACCGCCGTATCTCCTTCACGTCGTCGGCGTCGAGTCCTCCGATGGGGATAATTTCCCCTTCTGTTTCCTCCGTGCCTGCCGGCGGCGCTTGGCGATCCCGCTGCCAGGGAGCAGCATTCCCGAAAAAGGGAGGTCGAAGTCAAAGTACTCCTTGCAGCGTGGACACTTGGCCTCGAGCGCGGTATCGATCCCGCCCTCGACGAGGTCGAACGCCTCGCGCATTTCCTCGGCGTCCTCGCTGGTGAGTCCCTCGAACTTGTCGCCCTTGCCGCCGTCGAGCCAGTCCATGATCTCGTGCGGGCGCAGTCCCTCCACTTCGACGATGCGGGAGCGCAGCGCGCAAGCCATGTCGCGATCCTCGTGCTGCTCGAGCAGCGCGTTGTAGGTCTGCTCTGTCTTGCCGAGCGCCATCGTGAACTTGACGGCACGGTTGTCGATCGTGACCTCGAACGGTCGTCCTTCCTGCACCGCCTCGATCGACTCCTCGGGCATCGGCATGCGCAAGAGGTCGGCCCTCAAGTCGATTTCCCATCCGAAGCGGTGGCCACACGTCATGGCGGGGCAACGCAGGTCGGCCTCGAACACGTGGCCATCCTTGTAAGAGATGCACCGTAGATCCACCATCGCCTGGAAGCGATCGGCGCGTGCCATGCTGTCCCACTTCGGCTTTCCTCCGACTGAGAGGAAATCGTACGGGCCAGCGTCTACGACGCCGACGGCGCACGCCGATAGGATTTCCGAGATCACCGAGTCGATGGTCACTCGCCGCTCCTTCATGGCTGCGGCGAGTAAGTTCTCCTCGGCCAGCTTGATCTGGCGGAACTCGATCTTTGCTTTGGACGGAAGCTCGAAAACTTCATGGCGCATGGAAACCTCCTTCTGCTTCTGCACCCTAGATGTCGACCCTATCTACAACCTTGGGGAGGGGCCGCTAATTCGACCCCGCCCGTTCGTGCACATGTTACGCGGGCACGCGCTCCCAGCGATCGCACTCGACGACGACCTGCTCGAGGCCCGTCTCGGACGCGTCGTTGTCCCAATCGCCCGCGCCGAACTCCTTGCACCAGGCGTCGTAGACGGTCCAGCGCTCGACCTCGTCGCCCTTGCGGTCGAGCTGGACGATGTCGAAGTTACGGTACAGGTCGGGCGTCACGAGGCCCGTGCCGGCGGCGGCGTCGAACGTGTCCTTCATCCAGTTGTAGAGGTCGAAGTCGTTCGTCTTGCCGCGCTCGAGCGTGATCGGCGGGAACTCGACGAGGCCCGGCGACTTGTGCGGGTTGAGCCTGCCACCTTCGCGATAGGCGACGGTGTCGGCGTTCACGCGCAGGTCGCTGCACGTCTTGAACGCTGCGCGAGCGATGCCGTCGATCTCGATCACGAAGCTGAACTTCTTGTACCAGTTAGTCGGCGTTCCCATCGGTATCCTCCTTGGCCGCGGGTGTTACGCCGCGATGCTCTCGGTCACTGCTGGCGCGGCTATGCCGCGATGCTCTCCTCCAGCGCCCTGGTGTCCTGCGTCACGAGCACGACGATGTACTCGGCCGGCTTGTTCGTCGCGAGTCCGATCCGCAGCGTCAGGATTCCGGCGAACTCGTTGGCGGTCGGGTTGAGCTGGTCCGAGACGTCGACGAAGAACGCTTCGTCTGCGTTGGTGCTGCGGAACGCGCCCTTGTTCATCTCCTGCACGAGGAACACCGTCACCACGCGCTTGACCTGCCGCCGCGTCTCCTTGTTGTTGTGGCGGTGCTTGAAGATGATCAGCGAGTCCGCGATCGTCTGCTCGATGAAGATCACACCGCGCCGCTCGCCGACGTTCGGGAAGTTGCCGGTCGACTTGAGCGTGCGCCCGCCGTCGATGTGCCACGGCGTGCCGGGCAGGCGCGTGATCGGGTTGATGCGCTTCGGGTAGACGAGGTCGCGCTTGCGCTCGTCCTCGACCTCGTGCACCGACGAGCCGCTCGGGTCGTCCTCGACGCCGAGCACGCCGCGCAGTACGCCCCAGTTGCCGCCGATGCCTGCGGGCGACTCGTAGATTCCCCCGATGCGCTGATCGTTGGCCGCGTACTTGCCCGCGATCCACCCGCTCGGCGCGACCGTGATCGAATCGTCGGAGCCGAACACGCTCGTCTGCGGGTTGGTGATCTTGAGCCACGGCCAGTAGATCGCGCCGAACTCGGAGTACTCGAGGATCGCCGCCGTCGTCTCGACGTACGTGATCACCTGCGTCGCGGTCTGCTGCGGCGGGCAGTCGAGCACGCAGAACATCGAGCCGTTGCGGTGGATCTCCGCGTAGTCGAGCATGCCCTTGTGAACGGCGGGCGTGTAGACGCCCGGTACGATCAAGATGCGGCCCGACTTGACGACGTCGAAGCAGTAGAGGCCCGTCGGCCCCGCCTCGTTGCCGAGGTAGTCGGCGTCGACCAGCCCGACGAGTCCGTCGTCACCGCCGACAAGCGCCGCGCTCGTGCCGTTGGCGGGGCGCTTGAGCAGCGCGACGTAGGGCAGCAGCTGGTCGGTCACGGCGA